TTTACATCATCTTTCGTTTCCCACCCAGCGTCTGAAACCGTATCTATCCACTCTACAAAAACCAGCTTACCCATAAAGTCGTTATCTATTTGAGTCACGGCTGCAAACCTCTCTTATTATTTCTTTATCTCTTTCTTCTGGTGTAAAAAAAGGACCCTTGCAACATAAATACGTTTTTTTAGAGTCGGCTAGAAGGAACCAATGGCGTTTACCATCTTCGTTATCAGTACGAAAACGTTTACAACGGTAATCAGTTCCTTCTATCTTTCCATGGTTAAAGGCAGAGCCTTTATGCCATATTATATTTCGCATTTATCGCCCGTGCATGCTAATTCTTGCGTACCCGTTGTGTTATCTTGGTTTTCTTTCAAAGATCCCCAATCGATAGTTTTCGGTATTGCCCTTTTATATTCTTCGTAAACTTCCTTGCTACAATCTTCGTATGGGGCTGCTTCATAAATATGACCCTCATCAGCGCTTGGTAAAAAACTAACCCCGCTTATTATATCGAAGTTGTTCCATACCCAAGCCCCGACTTCTGGCCAATGGTTTTCTCCAACATAACACGTCATACTAGGTTTGTGCTCACACCACGATAATGCAAACTTCTTCCACAATCCCAACTGCTCTAATGGTCCTACCTCTTTTCTGGTTATAGAATTTTTATGTGCTTTGTGAGGAAACTCGAAAACCCAAGCGTTGTCATTATATGGATCTGTCATATATGGTACATCAGCATCAATTAAGATTTGCGATAAAGGATCCTTTTTATCGTTTCTGACGCGGCGAATGTAGAACTCGTTATAACGAGGATGAATACCACTAGCAGAATTAGTGAGCTGAGAAACGGTACCAGAAGGCTTAATGCAAGTAACGGCAGCAGATGGGTTGACACCAATTTTCTTAGCCCATAGCTTGTTGGTTTTAACTGCATGATCACGTAATTCCTCTAACTGTTTTGGCGTGCTTTCAAGAAGGTATGGGCAATCATAAATACCGGTTAGGCTAACACCTAAAAGGGCCTCCTCTTCCGTGTTGTGTTTCCACTTGCTAGATAAATAACGGAAGTTAGTTAGGGATGATTGCATGGTACCTAGTATAGTAGCAAACTCAACCTTCTCCATTAAGCTTTCTTTCGTATCGTTATACCTTGCTACTACCTCCGAAAGATTGCAGAACTGATTAGGACGTAAAACTATCTCGGAGCATGGATTCGTCCCGAAGTCATGATCAGTATCTCGCCGCTCTGGAGACATGTTTTTGCAAGCCTGTCTATTGAATATACCACGCTCGCCACTTCTTGAGTCGTATATGGCTAGCCACTCTCTCATGAAAGCGCCAACATCTGGTTTCTCTGTATAGCATATAGAGTTGTTAGAGAGACCTCTTTGAGGGTTGTCTACAAACCATTGACCCATCTTAGCGTTTCTCATTCTCTCATCAGAGTGGTTGCTGAGGGAGATCTCAGCTGTGCGTCTGACACCACCAACTACTACAGCTTCACCTATGTAGGTCATCAGGTCATGGCATTCTAAAGACGTGAGCTTTCTACCAGCCGCGTTACGGAATAGCTCGACAGTAACCTTGAACAATCTATTTAATGGTTCTGGACCAGATGCTCTACCGCCGAATGTAACAAGCGGTGCACCTGAAGGTCTTATCTTTGATGTATCCCAAGACGGTACTGTGCCACTGAATAGCATAGAGATCAGTTCTTTGTAGGCTGCAGCCCAACCAGTTTTACTGTCTCTAACGGTTATAACAGTCTCGGTATCGTGGAATGTTTCCGCTATTTCTGGAAGTTGAGCTATATACTGGCGCTCTACCGAGAAACCTACGCCCACCCCGCACATGAGAATATACAGGGTTTCATCAAAAGCTCTAGGCTTATTGACTGGCAGATAAGAGCAGTTATATCCTGCCACGTGATCCTTTTCTAAAGCTTTACCAGCCGTCATTAATGCTCTCATAGAGGGCATAACATCTAGGTTCAATACCGCTGTAGCCGCTTTAGACGGAATCTTGATATCCAGGTGTTCTTCAAAGAAGTTGAAATATCTCCCAACAGTCTCTGGCCAAGACTCTCTCCTGTCTAAATCTGGTTTGTATCTAGCGTACCTACTTTTGTGAATATATTGTTGGTAACTATCCATTAAGATCTTTCCAATGCTCTGAGGATGTCCAGGGTTCTTCTATTTCAGACATATACTCTGGATATCTTCTCTTTTGTGTTTGTCTAGATAGGCGCCAGATACAATTCCTAGATTGCTGAGGAAACAATGGCGCGAAGATATTAGACACAAGATTGCTGTCGTAATATTTCTTTAGTTTGTCCATCAACTCTAGTTCTTCTTCTGTCATAAACGGTTTGATATCTTTCTGGGACGCAAACGTTCCATATACTTCCTCGATATTGAAACCGATTTTCTCTATTGCCACGCCTAAAGCTTCGTGACGCATTTCATTTACGTGGTTTGCCGCAGCCCCAACCTTTGGATCCCAATTAGGAGTGCTAATAAAAGCTACCGCATTAGGATCTTGATCATGCAAAAACGCATAAATCTTTTTCAGCATTCTTAATGCATGCTCTGGTTCTATGTGCTCCAGCACTTCAAAACAAGTAATAACGTTTGGTGCTACTTCGAATGCGTCATAAGTTAAGTCGCAGACATCCGTATTACTGAATAATGTGGTAGGTTTCCAACTAGCCTTTTCAAACATACCAGGCATCTCAAGCTTGGAAACATCTACCGCGATGTATGATTTAGGAGTGGTTCTGTTAACATACAAGGTTTTGGCCAATGCAAGTTCCTTGCCAGGTCCAATGTCTAGTACGTTAGCTTGTTCCCATCTCCGCCTTTGCCTGAGGTACATACACACGTGACTCCACCTAAAGCAATGTGCGATGTAGTCACGGTGTATAAGACCTCGTTCTTCTGCTTTGTCTAACGATAAATAAGTCTTATCAATAGATCTACCATGTTTGTTTGCCATTAGAATGGGATGTCATCATCAAGAGGCGAAAACGTAGGAGCAGAACCAGAACCTTCTCCTTGACCAATAAGCTGCAGATCTTTCAAGGAACATGTAACACCCTTGTTAGTGCCTGCCACAAAAGGCCTGAATACAATATGGGCCCTGCAGACAGATCCGCCGCGAATATCGCCTTGGTCGATCGCTTCTCCAGCTCTATCAACTACTCGAGGCTGGTACTTAGTTTTAGCTTTCAAGACCCACATATTTGCAGACCATTCTTTTCCCATCTCGTCACCATCTTTTATGGGCGAGTACCAGTTCTTAGCTGAAGCAACTTTTTCATCGTTGTTCTTAGCTTTTTCGATAGCGCACTCAATCTGGTCCTTAGCTTCACCATCTTTGTCGAAGCACATAGTGATAGAATACATCCCTGTATCTTGATCCTGAAATTTTTCAGTCTCTTCCAGATGGGGAAACATACAGTTGAACTTTTCAGTTTCAAAGAAAACATTTACATTTGCTCCCTTACTCATTTTTTGCTATTCTCCTTAGCATATTGTGGACAAAACTGCTTTACGTTGCAGTACATCTTACATCTCATGCTATAACCAGGTCTATCTTCCAGATATAACTTGTCTTGGTCTTTCTGCATGATTATGAAGTCGTTTGCGTCATCATTGGTATCGAAAAGCTTGACAGCTCTAGTCTTACCTTTCTTCATGACGGCGAACTTATCTTCGCTTTGCCATTTCTCTTCTTTGGTACAAATCTTATTATCCCAGAAATGATGCTGTATCCGCTTACCGATGTATTCTTTCCTGTCTTTCTTTTTCCATAGATCGATAGGTACAATAGTTAACGGATCTTGAGGGTAGTTAGCGCTATTAGACGCGGCCTTCTGAGACCAGTCCTTAGCAAAAGCTACAATAAACAACCGTTCCACGCTCCACCCTGATTCATTCATTAGGTCAGCCAGTACATTTAACTGCTGCTCCCAGGCCGGTTTAACCCCATGCATTAAGGCGTAAGCGGAAACGGTCTTTATATCGTATATAGCGCTTTCACCAATATCGTATACGTCTACCTGGCCACTGACCATGTATTTATCGTATTCTTGGTGAAATCTTTTTTCAACTAGCGTCTTAGAATTAGACATGTTTGCTAGTTCACAAACGGAATGAACCGCGCTACCCCAAACAGCCCACACGCGGTTTGAAACATCTTCAGATATTTCATCTCTATGCTCTTTTCTAAGAGATAGAATTTGTGGTGAGTCTATCAGCTGAGTAACGCTGATGTCAGACTTTTTAGGTCCAGTAGTATATGGGTTGTACTGAAGCATATTGCACAACCATTCGGGATAGAATTTTTTGTTCGTATACGTTCCCACGAAGCTCTCCAAAGAAATAAAAAAATAATTATATCACACCCAACAGTCCCGAAGTAAGTCTAATTTAGTCTGGAACTATTGGACATAAGCTCTTGAAATCCTTAGCTCTTAATACGACATAACCATCTTCAAACTTCATGTGACGTTCGTGAAGATATACAATCGGACTCCTATCTTCTGCTTCCCGAATAGCTTGACCCATCGCTAAATGAAGCCAATCAGGTAGAGTCTTTCTGTGTTTTACTTCGATCGACAGGTGAGGGTGTTCTACGTCCCTGCGGCTCTCCCCGTTACAACCCGTCCTAACTCCACCAAACAGTTTTGCTGCTTGTCTTTCTACGTTTTTCCAGTTACTGGTTCTCATTATTTTTCCCTATCAAATCAGACAATATTTTCATTGTTGCTTCTTCTCCCGTTATTGATTCGCTTATAGATAATTGACAAGTTTTACAATGCATCTCTAAACTTGCTTTGCTGTGAAATCTATTGTCTAATCTACATGCAAATGGTCTGTATTCATATATTAAACATAGATTATTTTCATCCAAATATTGACATGAATATATTTTTCTTGTTTTTTTATCTACTCTTTTACAGCAAGATCCATTACAGTTTTTACAGTCGTAATCTATAGAGTCTATATTAGGTTTAATCAAAAGGTGTGCTTTTTTGTCCAACGTATTTTTCGTAAAACTCATGCTCTAATTCTCCGTAATCATGGAAGCGCATACTTTGCTCTCCATAATCTAACCCGCACATAGGTTCAAAACCTCCGTGTCTATTCTTGAAACATTCTAAAGCCGCTTGAGGAGCTGATGGAGGATTCCCTGCCTCTCTTGACTTTTCTTCTATCTTGTTTCTGTGTACCATAAACCCAGCGTCAACCAAGTCAGTTAATTCTGAGGCTCCCTTAATATCATACTTACTACCACGCTTAGTCTCATCATCTGGTTTTCTAACGTGAGCAACAAGATGAATGCATAACCCAGTATCTCTACATACGTTAGCCAACACGTTAGCAAAGTTTTTCTGAGCCAGGTAGATATTACGTTGTTCAGTTCCTAGATTAACCTTCATTAACGAGTCTATTACAAACTGCGTTACACCTAATTCCTCTTGTGCGTATCTAGCTGCTGCAATCAGCTGCTTAGCTCCACAATCTACTTCGCGAGTGTATATCCACATCTTGTTATGCAACCATACCCAAGCTTCTTCAGCATCTATTGGATTAGGATATATATCACCAGTGATCTGTCTTGCTAATCTCTCTAGCTGGTATATTGGCGCAAGCTCAGGTGACCAAAACAGGACCTTCTCATCCCGGGTAGAATATTCGCCAGTCATAAGGTATAACATAACCTGTTGAACTATAAGGCTTTTCCCGTGTCCGTTCATACCTGCCCAGATAGTCAGAGTATTTGGCAAGATCCTAAAATCTATATCCCAGGGTAAACGCCCTCCTGGCTTAGAATCTTTGTTGCTTAAATGCTCTAACGCTTCTTCAACAAATACAACAGGTGACTGAACGTAAGATTTCTCTACTCCATCAGCATACTTGTTTACTTGCTCATCATCTAACTCAAGCTTTGTCGCTATCTCTCTAGCTCGTTTGTAATCAACCATTAAAATTACTCCAAAACGTTTCTTTCTTTTTCAATGGTTGAGATTCCCAAACTCTAGTTTCAAGATATTTTCTTAAACCTGGTACCCACTTACCATCGTCATTAGTCCATTGCTCTGATTCTTTACGTTGTTCTATATCTTCAACGATAAGGTCAACAATAGCTTCGTCTCCAAACTCACGCCACGTCTTAGTATCACGAGCGATAGTGTTGCGTCTATGCTCAGGATATACAGACCACACACGCATGAATGCAGACTTGTCACTATTCTTTTTATTATTTATATTCTTTGTGTCAGCTACGCTGCTGACTAGCTGGTCAGACGCGTTGCTCTTTACCTGCTGACTAGCTACGTTGCTCTTCACGTACTGTGCATGAGCGTCAGCCGGTTCGCAGATGGTATACAAAGATGTTGTACCAGCTCTAGGTGTTATATCTATATATCCGAAAGACTTTAGATCCTGCATGTAGTTCTGGATACTACCCTTGGTATACATAGGCATCATTGCCTGTAGAGCTTCCAAGTGTATTGGTCTAGTATTAGTCGTCCTATGGTTGCGCCAAGCTAATACAGACATAAGGCATCGAAGTTGTCCAACCTTTAATCGTCCGTCTCTGATGATCGTTGCGGGGAAGATACCGTATCGATGGTCGATAGGTAACTGGGAAAGATCATTTCCTTTATCCATCTAGGTGTGTCCTGGTCGTTTTTAGTTAATTCAAATGCAGCAATATATTTTATTACCCAGTTTGGGCATTTACCTTTTTTTAATTCAAGCATCATCATGCAATCTTTATAATGCTCGTAAAACAAATCGAAATGAACGCCCATCTTAAAGAATACGCTGCTTGGTATCTCGCTGAAGTCGTTGATCATTCTCTCTTCTTGTATGTAACACCACTCAGGCAGCTCGTTCCCAACCTGTGCTTCCAAATCCTCCGGTTGATCGCTCTGATTCTTGTTCATAAAGTTCCTCTAAATCGCATTCTTCTGTTTGAACACCAGACACTGGCATAAGCAAGAACTGCATTATCTTCATATCTGGAGTAATGAATACATCTTTCTTTGATACGTTTATAAGGTGAATATGTATCTCACCCTGGTATCCTGAGTCTATTACGCAGGCTCCTGCTATAACGCCAAGCGTAGTACATACACCTGATTTATTGAAGGCTATTAAAACCCAACCTTGTGGTATGTTTACCTTGATTCCGCTAGGTATCTTGATAGAATTGTTCGGCGATACCTTTGTAATAGTGAAGTCTGAAGGTACAAAAAAGTCTATACCTGCATCAAGTGAGTGGGCTCTCATCGGGGGAATCACCTTCCTCACCCGTGAAAATCTTAAGTTGGTCATCATCAATTTCCTCTACCGCTATAGAATATCCGTGTTCTTCGTCTTGCAACTCCATATTGTCTGACAATGTTTTCTCTGCAAAAGAAAGAACTGCTAACAAAAAGTGAAGAACAGGTTTACTTGATGTACTGACTTTTACCTGGTATATCATCTGTCTTTTCTCTCCTGATTCCGTTCCAATAATCTTCGAGGCCTTGTAAGTAACCGCAAGCATCTACCAGATTATCTCGTTTGTGGTGAAAGCTTTCGCGAGACATCTTTAACGCTACTAGCATCTTGTACATATCCTCTAATGGTAGCTCTCTACCAGTCATTCCGATAAATATCAATCTAGCGCGAGCCATACTCTCTGAAAACTCTCCGTAATTCTCATGGTTTGTGGATCGTTCCACAACTATCTCCCTCGCTTCGTCTAAAATTGGTTTCTCTAGGTCTGTCATAAAATTGCTCCCCTTACATTATATTGAATGAAAAGATCTTTTTTACGCTCCATTTCAGATATAGTATCTGTTGGTTTGTAACCATATGTTTTTACTAGATCCTCGTTATATATACAATGCGGTCTTAATTCCCAACGTTCTCCGTCATAATCCATCATTTCAAGGTCAGAAAACAATAAACCCCAATGTCTTTCATATATATGTAAAGATCCTAAGTTGAATGTCAATGTTCCAAGGGTTAGAAACTCAAAATGCTCTCGTATATAGTTTAACATTAACTGCTGAAACATAGACGCACAGAACATGTCATTACATAATCCGAATATGACATCGCAAGATCTCATGTTCCATATTAAATGAAGCCTATCATTTCTAATTAAGAACTGTATAAATCCAGTGCATGGATAATCTTTTGGATTCTTCTCGTAATGTTCAACGTTAAATATAGGTATTACAGCTCTACGGCTTTCTGTGTTCATTATCAGTTCGTTCGCGGTTTGATACCAAGGATCACCGAAAATGTAGCAACCATAGTTGCTTTCTACTTCATCGTTGTCATCTTTGATTTGATCCCAGATGGTAGCCAGTTTCCCCATGTTACCAATCTTGGGAGACTGTCCTAAGTAAAACAGAAACTCTGCTACAGCGTATTCTGATTTCCATTTGCGATCTTTATCATCAATATTCAACAGTGTTGGATTATCTATCGTATAACTAGCATTGCATATTTCTATGGTGTTATCAGCTTTAGATCCAAGCCTGCGTATATCGCCCATCGCCCCTGCATAAAGCTCATTCATACATAGCGATGTTCTCTGGTTTTTCTTCATCATCTGGATATGGCCACCCTTCTTCATAGTTACCCCAAAAGAATTCTTCTTCTTCTGAGCGTTTAATTTTCGGTTCCTTCTCCGTCTCTTCTAGTTTCTTTAGTTTTTCCTTGTTTTCCATCTTTCTGTTTCAATTTAGCATACTCCCCTAGTGATATACCAAACATTTCTTCGAATCTCTCGGACCAAGTTATTCGACCTTTCGGGGTCAATTGATTTCTTCGAGTCCAACAATATCTGGCAAAGTGCAACTTTAGATTTTCGTAATCTTTCTGATTTTGGTGTGATCTTCTCAATGACATCTTCTATATCTCTGTAAAAGTAAAAACCGGTTTGTTCAAAAGCAAGACTATGCCTTTCAACTGACCACAACAATATCTGCAGTTCTGTAGTGTTAAGGCTTAACGCATTGCTCAGATCTTTAACAGACACGCCATTCTCTGGTACACACGTATAGTAACTCGGATTAAATTCCTTGTCTCTCCACGCGCCCCAGCTGACATATTCCATAAAGCCTTTGCAACACATCTCCGTTTCTTCGCAATGGTCGTAGTTCTTACAACCCGCGCAAGGTGGTTCTGGTTGGTCATTCATTCTTCTTAGTAACTTCAATACGTTCATTCAATGTCCTGAAACAAAAAGAGGCACTAGCCGAAACTAGCACCCCGTGTTTTGTTAAGATCGGTGGTAAACAGATACCCGCTCAGCATACTTAACAGGTAGATCCTGGCAGTATTTGGTGTAAAGATAACCAAGTATCGTCGTATATTGCTTGTGGGTTAACCCTTTTGTCTTGAAATTCTTGACATAGGGATGATCAGGTCCTAAAACCTTTTTCCATGTACCATCACGCATAGCCTTGTAAGATGCTGCTTTTCTTGAACCTCTACCTCTGAACCAGTATGCTTTGTGGCCTTTCTTTTTGGCCATTCTCTGGTATTTAGGTATTTCAGAAACAGGAACATCCTTAGCTATTAGCCTACGCGTGGCGTAATTACCACTTAATGTTTCTCTTGTCATAAAAACTCCCTGTGCACCGTTCCAGGATTGGAGCACTCAATAGCCACGGTGCCACAACTATTGAATGCCTTTCTTTGCTTTATCGCGAGCTGTCTTGCCAGGTCTTGACACACCTGTCTTCTCAAAACAGTATGAGTGATATGTAGGTAGATTGCCAAGCTTGGCCAATTGGTTAACTGACATAAACCTTTTCAACTTAGATTCGTGCTTTGTTAGTTTGCTCATGATAAACCTCTGAAGGATTGTGTTTATTATAACCCATCGTTAAGAAACGAGTGAAATCGTTATTTAACAAGTAATAAACGACATAGGTCTTGAACAACCTCTGATTTCTCGTTAGGTTCTTTGCCACATGTCGTCCAAGCTACTCTACCATCTTTCTCGCGCTCGAGTGTTACATGCCACATTAAACCCATTTTGTCTTCTCTGGTTCTCAAGATTACGGTATCACCATTCTCTAACCTCATTCGAAGCTTTCTCCTGGCACTAAAAGAGCGTCGCCCACGATACCGTTCTTAATCTTTTCATTAACCTTGTAAGGCTTCCAGAGACCTTCTTCATCAACCAGCATAACGTGATGTTTAGAGAAAGTATCAGCGATCTGCGACGGCACACATTCCACATACCCACCAACTGCCTTTTGCCAGTTTTTGAGGCTGTGCTCTTCTTCCCATACTTCAACCGTGCCGTCTTGTTTAAGCAGATAAGATTTGTTTTTGTCAAATCCATTTTCTTCGATTTCACTTAGTTCCTCCATAGTTAAAGTCGGCTCTATCACTTTGTCCCACATTTTCTTTCTCCTTCATTTCTTGCATTAAACGTTTGTCCCAAAGCTCCTGCATCAACCTATCGATAATATGGTTGCAGTCAGTTTCATTGAGGGTTAAGGTCGATAAACGACCATCTTTTTCTGAGTATCCCATCACATCTATCAGAAATTTGGTATCGAAGTCTTTGTTTCTGTTGACAACGACTGTGCGTTTTGGTGGGTCAATCATGAGTAGACAACCCAGGGGTGACCATTTTCATAGGCTTCGAGAGCTAGATCTCTGCTCTCTGTTTCAAATTCGTCATATGCCTTCTTGCTGCATCTATGATGCCACATTGGGCCTTCAGCCTCTTCGTAGAGCCTGTTTTCCCATGCTTTGTATTCCAAAAGAGTAGAAAACGATGTTTTGTCAGTAAACCTGACACAATCGCAATCTATACCACCATATACTACATAGATCGTGTTAGTCATAATCATTCCTCGCTGTGATCGAACTCGAACATCTGTTCGTTGGTGTCAAACGGAGCAATGTACTTCTCGGTGTAACATTCTTCGCAAATAACTTCGCCACATCTTGTGGTGCATTGATAGTTATGCTCCTGTGTTTTGCAAACCTGACATAGCATCTTCATTGTACGACTCCAGGTAAAAAAAGGGACCCCGAAGGGTCCCGTAATTAGGAGGAGGAGATAAACGGTTACCTTGCGATAACCATGGTTTTCCCGTTGGTCTTAACGGGAATATGCTCAATGATACCGTCTGAGTCGATACCAAAAGCATCCGAGAGCTGCTTGCCTTTGATTGCAAGCACGGGATCTTTACCATCTTTTGTCTTTTTCCCGTACACCTTGTTCTTGCCAGTGTCTGAGAATTTGATGGTAAGCGTGTCTTTTTCGATGGTCGCATCGTAGCGATCACCTGGTTTGACTGTTGCTGGAAGCTGCTTTTTGGTCAACCAGACCAAACGTGCACCCTTCTGGGTGTACAGCTTTACTGTTGAATCGCTGGTTACTACTGCAGTTGTTGCTGCCATAATTAACGCTCCTTTTGCGTGTGGTTACTTTGAGTAAGTATGAGTATCTTACAACGCCCACAATTCTAAATAACAATCACAATTATTTATTTCTGGGGCAACCAATGATAATTTTCTTTTATCATTCGATCTTTGTGGTTCTCTTCGTTGAAATAATCCTTGATGTTAAACCCGATTGGAGCATCATCCAAAATACCGCTTTCCATCAGATATAACAGGATATAGATAGTCTTGAGTTTTTCTCTTTCATGACAATCTGCAAAACGCACCTTGAAACCATGGTATGTCTTGCGGATATGTCTGTTAACGATATCATCCAGAATCTCTTGCAGCATGTTGATATCGCAACTTGATAGGCTGCCCACTTGATCGTGGACTATCTTATCGATTTTATTCATTAGGTCGATTCTCCTGGTCTCTCAGAACATCCTCGAACAGCATCCAAACACAGATTAATTTCTCGCGCTTGCTGCAGGTATCATACCCGAACTCTCCAAAGCAGTTGATTGCAAAATTATCGAGGGATTTCTCCAATAATGCGAGCTCTTCTTTGGTGACTTCCTTGGATTTCTGAACGACAACTTCCTTTAAATATTCGATCATCTCGATCTCCGTAGTTAATTTCCAACTGAAATATAATCTTATCTCGCCCACAAAAAAGGATAACAATTAGTATTATTTATAGTTGGTTTATCAATTGATAACAGTGGGTTTATATTTGGTGTGAAGTGTTAGGGCGCCTGTGATTTATTGGTGTTGGACTCCTGTTTTAATCAACCTGATATGTCGGGTTCTCGCACACACGCATATTCTCTGGGATTCCAACAGAACTGCTGGTTTCCCGTGTTTTGTGCCAAACCCGAAACAAATTGCCGTGTTTTGTGCCAAATCGGGTTTTATTGGGAAACAAACAAAAAAATGGGGCCCCGAAGGACCCCGTCAAGATCGTTGGATTTTACTTCGTGAGAGTTATCACTCCGTCTTTGGCGGTGGCATTCAACATGTCGATCACACCGTTCGCTTCAAACCCGAACGCCTTGGTAATCGCTTTGCCGATCACGCAGAGAACCGGCTTGCCTTTCTTGTCGCTCACTTTGCGGCGACCATCCGGATTCGAACGCAATACGATTTTGCCACTTGTTAGTTCGACGTCGAATCTCGCGCCGGGTCCGAACCCGTATTTATCCAACTCATCTTTATGCGTCATCCAAATCAGACGCCCACCGCGCTGCGAATATAATTTAACGTTATTCATTTCGTTTATCTCCCTTATAAGATTAACTTATATCAATATGATACGATTAATTTCATATCATGAATTAGATTCTAAAATATATTTTCGAAAAAGTACAATCACAATTTCTTATAGATGACAAAAAGTTTGCAAAAACCTCTTATAAATCAAGTTAAGTATATAATAAAATACTAATATTCCGGCGGGGGTTGTTCCGGTTCTCTCAGGCTTATTACTTGATTTTTCAAAGTATCATAGTTTCGACTATGCTACATAAATCGGGCTTTTACTTGGGGTTCGAACAAATTGGCTTTTTCTAAATTTTCCAGAAATTTATGGAATAGTTCGATTATTACATAAGTAGTCAGCTATGCGTCAGCTACGTTGCTCTTCAGCTGGTCAGCTGCGCTGCTGACGTAAAGAATAGTAATAAATATAAAGAATATAGGGCTAGCAGCTGGTTCGGTTGATGTTGTTATTAGAAAGGGCCGCCCGTGATATAATATTAGCACCGGGGGTGACGAATGACTTCGACAGGCGGTAACCCCAAAGTGGATAAGCTTGGACGTGGGTTTGATCCCCACCACCTCCACCATGTTAAAACTATTTCATAAGGAATAGAAATGTATACAGAATCGACGCAGATTGCAGAGCTCTTTAGGGATCCTAGAAAGATCCAGCGGGCTACACCGTTTAGCCGGGTAATATCAAAGACTTACGGAAGGGGTAAGCCAGAGTTTTCACAGCAACAGCCGCCAGATCCTGAAGGTCCTGATCCGGGTGCTCCTAAGCCGCCGCCACATTTTTCAGCTCCTAGACCAGACGATTATTGGGGATTCTACTAATGACTCTAGCAGACCTGTTCGACGACAGATTGTGGGAAACATACCAAGTCGATCCTGAAGATGTTGCCCCTAAGAGAGGGGGCACAGTAGAGAGAAGACGGTATATCGGCAAGAATCCAATGACTATGGAATTCACTGGTGTTGACTACGGTCGTCCTACGCAATCCGGTGGAAATAGTCGAGGTGTAGCGCCTGAGTTCAGGAGCGACGGTCTTCCGCACGAAGACCACCTTGTTGAGAGGTTTAGAAACAGAGATACGGGAGGCCCAATTACTTTATTTCCGGTCGACTCTCTAGATAAGCAAGACAGGCTTGATTTAGCTGGTAGAGATTACGGCATACACGGCTCAACAGTGCCTGATTATGATCAACCGCCGCCAGGTCCATCATGGTGGGAAAGAACTGGTGCAAAGGGTATGGGATATGGAGCAGACGCTTGGAACGCTGCTTCAGGATTCGCCGGCGATGTAAACCGTAAAATAAGCGAGATTGATCAGACTCCAGCGGCTGCAGCCGCGGCCAGTACCATTGGCGATTTTAGAGACTCTTTTGATCCTAAGTGGCTGCAAGATATTGCTAGGAACAAGGTAGACGAATACGATAACTGGCTTGCAGACAGGTATAGAAACGTTGATGATGCGGCTAGAAAATCTAGAGAAATCGCCGAAGGATTAAGACATGAATTCGAGGCTCCAGAAGCTCTTACTAATACTGTCGGTGTAAACCCAATGGGTACAATAGCAACAGCAGGCCTAGGGTTTTATGATTATCTTAGGTATTTAATGGGTTTGAAACCCGGTTTTCATGCAGAGCAATTCACCGTAGATAAGGAGTACTAACAGTGGACATTTTAGAAATTTTCAGGCAGGCAATAAAGGGTGGCGGCGATCGATTGGCTAACCAGTTTTCACCAGTTACAGACCAAGAGCGTGCAGCTAACATGCAGCGTCGACCTAATATGCCAGGGTATCAAACCCCAGCCGGGGCAGATAGCATCGCTGGCCGCTTTGCTGGCCAATTCCCAACGCAAGACGACATGCAGCGACATCGCGGCTCGGCGTATACTGTTCCTGACCCAACCAGGCAGCGAATTATGCAGGATTATGACCGCGGCGTAGATTTTGGTTACGAGGGCTCTGGGCAGTTACCAGCTGATGTGGTAGATAAAGTCCTAATCGAAGAACACATGAGGCGCCGCAACAGAGCGATGCCAGGATCACCGGTAGCTTACTGATGGCTTGGCAAAAAGGACAAAGCGGAAACCCAAATGGTCGGCCGCGAAAATCTCAAAAAACGATGGCCCAACTAAGAAGCCAGATATCTGAGCATTTACCAGCAGTTATTGAGGTTTTAGCCGACGCCGCTAAAGAGGGAGACGTTCAGGCCGCTAGAATACTTGTAGAAAGGTGTGTACCGTCTATGAGAGCTATCGATCAGAACGTTAACATCAACGACTCTATGAGAGAACTGTCGGATAATGAACTTGTAGAGCTCATTAAAGAGTTTGAGGATAGCATGGAGCCTACCTCAGAAACTAAACATTAGGAGGCATCATGCCATCTGTTCATTTCCCATACGACGATTCAGGTAGAAAAGCGGCTCAGAGAGCCGTTGGTCTACACCCCGCGGCTCGATTAGTTGCTGATAAGAATTATCCTAAGCCAAAAAAGGCAGGTAGGCCCAAACCTAAGCGCTCAGACGAAGTTCCTAGCGGTAATAGATACGCCTAATTATGTCAGCTTTAACACTTCTGCCTGTAGATACCATCTATTTGACATATGATGGTTACACTACTGCAGATGCCCTTGATTATGCTGAGGCGCCTTCTACGCTTGTTGAGAAGTTGATTGACTCTGCCACTTATGCAACAGAGGTAAAATCTTTATCTGTTGGCGACGATTACAGCTACACTATTGATATATATACTGTGGCTAGAACAACAGGGACTTTGGCTGCAGCAGCAACTACAAGCGTAGACGTAGGTGTAGTATCTGGTAATAATTTCCCGTCCTCTGGGAAAGCCTTGATAGGAGCTGAGATAATATCTTATAGCACAACGACAGAAACAGCTGGTTCAACTACGGCTTTAAATACACTGGTAAGAGGTTTGTCAGGAACTATAGATGTTGCTCATAGCACCTCTACGAATATTTTTCCTATAGTTGCTGGCGGAATAACGTCTATTGATCACAACAAGGATGAAGATGTTTTCAATATACATACTTTCTGTATGATACCTGATTCTGGGTCCCAGTATCCAGATATAGTTGAAAACAACTTATTTACTGTACCGGCGGCTGAAGTTGCCATGGTAAAATATGCGGCATGAGCTTAGCATACACTCTTGTACATAGTTACCCCAGGGAAGAAATACGTGCGATTTTAGCCACTGAACTTGAAAGAAGGGTAGAGAATGGGAAAGACAAATGGGTTGCTCTTGAGGGACCGCAACGAGAGTTCGTGTATAGTGAGCATCCTCACATTCTCTTCGGAGGTGCCCGAGGAGGATCGAAATCTGTTGGAATGCTGCTGGCTTTCAGGAGACATGCAGAACTCTACGGACCAGATGCTCACGGGCTATTATTCCGTAGAACTTACCCGGAAACAGGGGAACTGGTTAAGTTAGGTCAGAGCGTATTCGTAAAGGAAGGTTGGGAGTGGAAAGTAGGTGAAAGAAAGTGGGTAAGCCCTAAGGGTTCTACCCTGCAGTTAAAGCATCTAGACGAAGATAACGATGCTATGAAACTGCAAGGCTTTTCTGTTACTTTCCTTGGGTTTGACGAGCTAGGAAACTGGCCGTCGCCAGACCCTATTGATTTGCTGCAGGCAACTATGAGGTCTGCGGCCGGCGTGCCCACGCTATTTCGGGCTAGCGCCAACCCTGGTGGCCCAGGTCACGGTTGGGTGAAAGAGAGGTACATTGATAAGGAGGAAGAAGGCAAGCTTTTTATTCCGTCTAAGATAACGGACAACACTCCTTTGATGGAGAATGACCCCGGATATATAGACAGGATAAAATCTTCTGGACCAGAGTGGCTCGTTAAGGCTTGGTTAGATGGCGACTGGAATATAGCGCCTGGAGCCTTTTTTGAGTCAATCTGGAACCCAGTTGAGCATGTGGTAGATCCATTCGATATACCATTAGAGTGGCGTAGGTGGAAATCTTATGATCACGGGTATAAATCCCCTGCGGGGTGCGTGTGGTTTGCACAAGATTATGATGGATGTGTTTACCTGTACAGAGAGAGGTATTGGGCAGACAGGCCCAACGTAGGCTCAGAGACTCCAATAGAGCAAATAGCTGAAGATATATTGGAGGCAGAGACTAAAGAGAAAAAGCTGGGAATAAAATTTCGCGGCAACATAGCTGATTCGGCTATATTTATGAGAGACGGCAGACATAAGTCTGTTGCTGACGTGTTTAACGACTACGGCGTTTTTTGGGAACCAAGCGCGAAAGGGCCAGGATCTAGAGTCCAGGGGCTTAACGAGTTTGTTGACAGATTAAACGCTGAATCTTTCAAGGTTTTTGCTAATTGCAAGCACTGGTTGAGAACGGTGCCATCGCTGCCGGCAGACCCTAAAAAGATTGAGGATATTGACACTAAGGCAGAAGATCATTTGTTTGACGCAACAAGATATGGCCTAATGCATAAGAGAGCGAAATCAAAGAAACCTAAACCAAAGAAAACTGATCCTAACCCGTTTACTCTAGAATGGTTAGATAGGATAGAAGAACTTTACGAGGATTACAACGATGGCTGATCTAGAGATCTCCGCATCAAGCTCAACGATAGCTCCTGATGTTTCATCTAATTCAAAGGGGTTAATCAGAGAGTTTCAAAACAATATCGGGCTTTCGTATAGAAAATGGAAGCGGAGATATAGGGAAATAGAGCACAGTCGTAGATATGCTCTAGGAAGAACAACCTGGCGCTCTCAGACTGTTACGCCTGGGCAGGCAAGCCAAGAAGCTGGCAGGATCATTAAGGGAAACATCATCCATGCAACGCTTCAGAATATCTTACCTCTCGTTTACGCCAAGAATCCAGAGATTCAGGTAAAACCAAACGAGCATGTAGATCCTTCTGGGTACGAATACAGAACTGCCGATCTATTTGCTAATACTCTTCAAATAGTTCTTAATAGCTGCCTTCATAAGGCTGAACTAAAAAGGGTATCAAAGCAGATACTAAGATCTTGCATGGTAAGCAAGATTGGTATTGTCAAAGTTACATACCAGAGAGATTACATAAAAGATCCTTTGGTAAGTAGACAACTAGATGATGCTCAAGATACTTTGGCGTCTCTAGTAGATACTATCAGAAAAGAAGATACTGTTGATGAGCAGGATAAAGATTCTTTAGTTCAAGAGCAGAACATGATCGTTGAAAGTTTGCAGGCAAACGTAAACGTCATGAGAAGGGAAGGGTTAAACCTTGGTTACGTTCGACCTGAAGATTTCAGGATGGATACTTCTCTTGACTCTTTATCAGACTATAAGCAAGCGCGTTGGATGGCCAACAGAACGTGGATGACTCCAAAAGAGGTTATGGCTAGATTCCAACTTTCTAAAGAAGAAATAGAAAAGTTCACTACTTATCGTAGGAATCAAAATGGTATTCCTCAGCGTTTGACAAAAGATTCTAACGTTGGAGAGGGTGAGGATGTTTCGGTTGCATTAGCAATCTGGGAGTATTGGGACAAAATAACCCAGACCGTATATACTTGGGCTGAGGGCGGAGACTCATATATTAAAACACCGTTCCATCCTAACAAGATGGGTGATTGCTGGTTCCCATTCTTTATATTGGGACTTAACTGGGTAGATGGAGAAGAGTGGCCTATATCTGATGTTGATCTTCTTGAGAATCTTCAAGATGAGTATATGACTATCAGAACTCAGGCTTCTAAGCATAGGGATCTTTCTGCACCATTTTATGTTGCAGACTCTAGTAGAATTAACTACGAAGATATCGAGACGTTCTCTAATGCTACAATCGGAGATATAGCCCTGATTAATGCATCAGGAGCCGGGGTTAATACAGTGTTTCAGCCGGCATCTACACCACCATTCAACCCGATGATTTATGATACATCTGCTATTAGGCAGGATATCGAATGGATCAGCGGGCTGGGCGATGCAGCTAGAGGATCTGTTGCTAAATCTAAAACGGCTACAGAAGCTAACATCCTACAAGAAGGTTTATCAACTAGAGTAGGAGAGAAAATTGATCTATTGGAGGAGTGGCTAAAGGATGTCGCTACGTTTTCCGCAGAAATATTGTTGCAGGAAATGTCTCCTGAGATGGTATTACAGGAAGCTGGTCAGAACGCTTTTTGGCCTCAAGTTGATAAGCAAACGCTTTACGATCGCACGTATATTGAAATCAAGGCTGGCAGCACAGAGATGCCAGACAAGAATACAGAGCAGATGCGCTGGATAGAATTGATGCCTATAATCATGCAGAACATCGATGCTATACAATCTATGCGCATGTCAGGAATTCCTGATGAATTCAACCCATTTATAAACCTTGTAAAAGAGACTTTCAAGCGGTTCGATGAGAGAATAGACGTGGCTAAGTTTATTCCGCCTATTCCTCAGGATGTTATGGAATATGCCATGCAGAATCAGCAGATTCAAGCAGCTATGGGTGTTGGCGGTAATATGTATGGTGGTCAACCGGCTCAAGGGCCGGGAGGTAGGGCGAATCCTGAGTTTGTCAGACAGGAAAACGCTCCGGCAAACAGGGTTAATCAACGATCAAGGAATCAATATCGTAACCCAGAAGATATGAACAGCTAAGGGAGAAAATATGGCTAAGCCTGAACTAAGCAACGAGGAACTATTCGACTCAACCAAAGATGTGCTTTCTAAAGCTTTTGACGAGATGCAGGAAGACAACTCTACGGAGGAAGACGAATTAGATTTAAACACTCCAACCTTTGACGAGGCTCAGGAAGAGCAGAAAGCTGAAGAAGAACCTAAAGCTGAGGTACAAGAAGAGCCTGAAAAGGAGGAGGAGAAAACTCCCGAGCCAGAAGTAGAGGCTAAAGCCGAAGAGAAGCCGGAAGAGACTGCAGAGGTAGAACTTAGCGACGAAGAGATTCTAAATAATCTTAAGCCTAAAGCTCAGGAAAGGTTTAAAGATCTAGTTTCTAGGTCAAAAGAGTTAGAAGAAAGAATATCACAGCTAGAACCTTCTGAGGCCGTAGCTTCTCATGTTTTAAGTTCTGGAACTCAGCCAGATCAGCTTAATTTCGCTCTAGACGTATTTAAAGCACTTAATTCGGGGGATTGGGAACAGGCTAGATCCGCCTTAAGTAAAATAGACGAGTTCTCGAACATTATAGCTGAAAGGTTAGGAGTTTCTGACAAAGCTCAAAACGATAAATCTTCTTTTGGTGATTTCGACGATTTATCTCAGGCTGTAGAAAACCTAGAAATGTCCGAAGATTGGGCAAATAAATTAGCTCAACAAAGGGTTCAGCAGAATTCTATGAATCAATCTAAACAAGAGTTCGAGAGGCAGAGCCAAGAAAGTTATCAGCAGCAGCAAGCTTTTTCTCAACATCAAGAAAGGGCTTATAATGAAATCAAAGCTTGGGAAGAGGGTATAAAAACATCAGACGCTGACTTTGAGTCAAAACGTGATATAATGTTGGATATCGGCGAAAAGATAGCAAATTCGGGAGTTGATCCCAGTAGTTGGCTACCTCTTCTCAAAAACGAATACGAGGTTCTAACTAGAGGAATGTCGCTTGCCTCTAAAAATAGAACTTCTGCTAGTAAAAATTCTGGGCCCCTAGCACCCAGTAGTTCAAGTAGCGGCAACGTGGATGGTAGCGAATTAAAGCAGGCAGAAGTAACGCCTGAGTTTTTGCAATACCATCTTGATCAATTACATAACAGGTAAAAGGGCGTAATAGCTGAGCACCGCTCACTCAGTAGCACAAGACAATGCATTCGTGCGGCAAACCTGTTTCGGTACTACTAACAACCTTTTGAGGAATATCAAAAATGGCTACGAATACAGCCCTAAACAGTAATGATATTACCCAGCTGGGTTATGTAGCTCTTCAGAACTATCTGAAAAACAAACCTATCGATCAGGTAGCTCAGGAACGTCCTCTGCTTAAAGCCCTGACTTCTAAAAAGAAGCCTTGGGGCGGTGGTAAAGAGAACATTGTTGAGCAGATCCGAACAGGCTATGACAGCAACTTCCAGTGGTTTGGTGAACATGCAACTACCAAAAACACTACGGATACTGTCACCTACAATACGCGCGATACGGTACGCCAAGCGTACTGGCCGTGGTGTTCGGCGCACGATGGTTTCTATTTCACTGAAGACTTCTTGCTCGGTAACGGTATCATCGTTACGGATTCTGCACCGCGGAATTCTTCTTCTGCTGGTCTCGTCCAGCTAACCAATATCTTCAACGAAGGCATGGAAACTCTGCGCCTTGGGTTTGAAGAGATTCTCGATCTTTCGCTTCACCTTGACGGAACTATCGATCCCGGCGGTTCTGGTTCGAGCTCGAGTGGTCGTATTATCAACGGTCTTGACTTCATTGTCAATATCAAAGATACTTCGAGCACTGTTGGCGGTATTACTAAAACCGCTCACACTGGCTCCAACTACTGGAACAACCACTGGAACGACGGCTCTGGTCTGAACGACACTGGCGCTACTGGCACCGGCGTTACAGAGGCAACCCTTATCGATGAAATGACGAAAATGTGGCGTGAATGTCAGAAAAACGGCGGAAGCCCTGATCTGATCGTCGCTGGTTCTACCTTCATCGATTACTTCCGCTCTGCTTCCGAATCTGCGGTGTCACGCTATGCTGTTCAGCCGACTCAGCAGGCTCAGATGCCATGGCACATGGATCCTTCTGTTGAGGTCAAGAACGGTGGAACTTTCACCGGCCTTTACTTCCAGGGTGTTCCGATCCTTTGGGATCCGACGTTCGATGGTGGATGCACAACGAAAGATAGCTCAGCTACTTATGACTGGAAACGTCGCTGCTACTTCATTAATACCAATCACATGGCCCTCCGTCCTATCGAAGGCAATGATATGGTTGCGAGAAAGCCGCCGCGGCAGTACAACAAGTATGAGTACTACTGGGGTATGACCTGGCGCGGTTCTTTGACGGCTAACCGTCTGAACTGCCATGGCCTTATCTGGAGTGTGGCTTAAACCTTGGCGGGAAGGGGGAGCCTGGTCGCTCCCCCGACCCTCTTTTTTTATAGGGAGAAAACATGTACCAAGTTCCTAGAATTTTGATCGAAATTGATAACGATCAGTTTACTAAACCTTCTAAGAAAATACCTTCTCACGAACTTCCGTTCTATCTAGAGAGGTATGGTCCCAGTATCAACATCAAAGAAAAGCTTAGCGATACATACGATATCGATAGCTTAGAGGAAGAGTGGACTCGACTCTGCACCCAGTGGGGTGAAGGAGCCACGCTTTCAGTATTTGGTAGACCGCCAGAAGGTTTGACTAGCAAACTTGACGAAATAGTGGCAAAAGAAAGGAATGTCAAGAACACTTCTAAGTCTACGAACAGAACTAGCGCAACGGCTGGGGTTTAGTGCTTCTGGAACTGCGGCTATAGCGCAGGCAGATATATTAAATTCCGCCCTTAGAAGCGCTCAAGACCAGTTATTTTACGAGTTTGGTGATCTACTCACTAAGAAAGTAAATGACACCACGCCAGGCACCACTACTGCTGGTACCGCTTACTATTCTTTTCCATCTGACTGTGACCCATATAAACCTTTAACGGTATCTATCCAGAGGCAAGGCACTGGTAGATTCTATGAACTTCAAATCGGCATTGGGGTTCATAGGCATAACGATCTACCCGTTCTCAATCAAATGGATCCCGTTAGGTGGGATGTTATTGATGATGCTGGAACCGCTAAGATAGAAGTTTGGCCAGTTCCTAACGACAGCACATCTAAATTCCGGCTAGAATATAATGCCGGCATGAGCGCGTTCTCCGCTGACTCAGACACAGCTACGGTAAATCCTCAGCTTATCTTGTTGCATTCTCTTGCGACAATGAAAGCTCACTACCGTCAGCCAGATTTTGAAATATACGCGAATCAGCTATCTCAGCTGCTAGGCAGAATCAAAACAATCGGCCTCGTGGGAGGCGGATCATTCCGCAGATACTCTAAGCGTACTGCAAACTTCTATCTTGATCCTGGTAATGATCTGCAAATATCCACGCAATCTCAGTACGAGATAGCATCAATCATTGCTAAAACCTACGTCTCTACGGTAGATGCTGGTTCTGGCTCAGACTATATAGTGACGAGTTAATATGGCTACTATTACAGTCCCAACTATGACCCCAAGGTCTGGACCCACTGGGGGTCCTCTAGATGATGCGAATGATTATTTCCATATAGCAGATTCTTCAACAGATAACAGACTTCCAGCAGGATCAGCTAAAAACTATATTTTAGAGGGCGTTAAAGGTGGTTCAAATATCACCGAAACGGTTAACACCTCTACTTACGACACTACAGTTGCTTTAGACACGACCTTAACGGGTTTAGTATCTGTAACATCTACGGATTTTGTTGGAGATTTAACTGGCGATGTAACAGGTGATGTTACTGGAGATTTAACAGGAAACGCAGATACTGCTACGGCCTTAGAAACTGCTAGAACAATAGCTGGCAACAGTTTTGACGGGACAGCTAACATAGATATAGCGCTTGCCGATTTATCTAATGTTTCGTCTACAACCCCGTCTACTGGAGAAACTCTGAGTTGGTCAGGAACAGATTGGGCACCAAGCACAGCTGGGGCAGGTAGTGTTATAAGTGTTGCTATAGCCGGCACAGACGGTATCGATGTAGATAGTGGATCTCCTATAACATCTTCTGGAACTATCACCCTTGGGTTATCTAGTGTTCCTAATAGTTCTCTAGCAAATAGTTCAGTTACTGTTGCTGGTCAAACCGTGGCTTTAGGAGCTTCTGCAACGGTAGGCATAACAGATCTTTCTGATGTTTACTCCTCGATGAGCCCGTCAGATGGTCAAGCTTTGGTATATGACACCACCAACGGTTGGCAAGCAGAAACACTCACAGGAGATATTGAGGGAGTAACAGCAGGCACTAACCTAAACGGTGGCGGAACTAGCGGTACGGTAACTATAAATCTAGATACCACCATCACTGGTCTAACGTCTGTAACATCCACTGGGTTTACCGGAGCTTTAACAGGTAACGCATCTACAGCCACCGCTCTTGAAACGGCAAGAAATATTGCTGGCGTTAGTTTTGACGGCACAGGTGATATATCTGTTCCGATTACGGGTTTGTCAGATGTTTACACGTCGATGTCTCCCTCAGATGGAGACGTTCTTACTTACGATACAACCAACGGTTGGCAATCTGAAACCCCAACAACCGGTGATATCACTGAGGTAACTGCTGGAACAGGGTTAACTGGCGGCGGAACATCAGGAGCGGTAACTTTAAACTTGTCGACACCTGTCTCTGTAGCGCATGGCGGCACTGGCCAGACAACTTATACTAACGGCCAGCTTCTGATTGGGAACACAACCGGTAATACTTTAGCTAAATCAACTCTTACTGCTGGGACTAACGTTACGATAACTAACGGAACCGGCACTATAGAAATAGCCGCTACAGATACTAACACCACTTATACTGCTGGCGACGGTTTGGATTTAACCGGCACAGAATTTAGTACGGATTTGAAAGCTAACGGTGGACTTGTTGTAGAATCTACAGAATTAGCATTAGATCTAGGAGCTTCGTCAATAACAGGTAATCTTGGCGTTAGTAATTTAAATAGCGGAACAAGCGCCTCCTCTACCACTTTTTGGAGAGGAGACGGGACTTGGGCAAGTGTTCCATCAACTGGCGATCCAGCTGGAACCGCCGTAGCAATGGCCATAGCACTAGGAGGCTAACATGGCAAACACCTTTAAAAACCAGGGTGCGGCGTTAACTGCTTCAGGCGGTATTGTTTACACCGCTCCAGCTGCAACCCAATCTGTTATTCACTCGTGTTACATAAGTAACATAGACGGAGTTAACTCTGCTGATGTTACCATCAAAGCTAGAGCAACCTCTGGTGATACTTATTATCACGTAGCTAAGACGGTTCCAGTACCTGCCGACTCTACTCTAGTTCTAGACAAACCTATTGATCTAGAAGCAACTGGGGATATTCACATGACGGCTAGTGTTGATAGCGACTTAGAGGCAGTATTGGGGATTCTGGAGATTACCTAATGTCATATATTGGCGCCAAGGAACTAAAAGCTTCTGACATACGTAGGTTTGATGTTACAGGATCTACTAGTGCTACTCACACCCTTACCTGGACGGCTCCTACAGAGCAGAGTCTAATAGTAACGATCAACGGTGTTAAGCAGCAAGAAGATGCTTATTCAGTTTCAGGAACAACTCTTACGTTAACGTCAGCGCTGGTATCCACGGATAAGTTAGAAGTCATCGGCATCAACGACATCGGCACGACGATCACGCCAGCCGAAGGTTCAGTCACCAACGACCACATCAGTACGTCAGCGGCAATCGC